CTTAGAACTCTTTTTGTAAAGGAATATCTTCCGTTGGTGGATCATGACACGAATACGGCTATGACGTTTTTCAAGAAAGCTTATGATGTGGATGATGATACGGAAAGATATATTCGTGAAGGGATAAAAGATTATCCGTTGTTTAATAATAATATAGATTAAGATGCACAATTGGTTTAAATGTATGGTTTCTTATGAGACCGATGCCGAGAACGGCATGAAGAAGAAGGTTAAGGAAGAATATTTAGTAGATGCTCTTTCTTATACCGAGTGTGAAGCTAGAATCATAGAGGAGATGAAACCGTTTATCTCCGGTGAGTTTAGTGTTGATATCAAACGATTCCGGATAGCGGAATTATTTGCCATGGATGGAGACCGGTTTTATAAGGTCACGGCTGATTATATTACGATGGACGAGAAATCGGGCAATGAGAAACGCAAGACGTTTAACTACATCGTTCGGGCCAATGACCTTGATCATGCCAAAAAGAATTTCGAGGAAGGCATGAAAGGAACCATATCAGATTTCATTGTAACTTGTATCAAGGAAGAGAAGAAGCTGATGGATTTCTATGAGTTTGACGGTAAGATCAGGAACCTGGAGAAGCATGAGGATAGTAAGCAACAAGGCTAGCTACGAAACCATGTCATCCGTCGCCGAGAAGTTGATGGAGATAAGTAAGATGGAGGGTACGATTTATCGTATCCTCACATTATCTAATAAGACTTATCTGGCTTCCAAGTTAGGGTATAGTAGGTCCGGATTCTATAAAAAAATACAGAACAGGAATTTTAATATCCGAGAGCTGGCTCAGATATTCGATACGATCATCAACTTCAAAGATCAAGATTGGACTGAGGGTAAGATTAATAGGCTTAAAAGATATAGGGCTATGAGCCTTATGGAGTTCAATAAAAGTTATAAAAAGAAAAAGGCATGAGAGGTAGGATGTTGCCGTGTGAGAGATGCGGGAGGATGGTAGCCATAAGGAGCAAGGGGTTATGTCCAGCATGCAGAGCCAAGGAACTACCGCCAAAGGGGAGAACGGCGATACGGGCGAAGGCCAAGCCCCGGGGTAGGAGCCTAGCCGTGTTCTTTGGCGCCCACGTAGCTAAGTTAAGTATGATAAGAAGATCTGCTACCGGCGCATATATACCATGTCCTGGGGTAAGCAACATATGCCACTTATACCCTAAACGGAAATATAAATCGGTCGCCGAGGATAACGATAACATTATTTACTTGACGGATTATGAGCATACAAGATTCGATTATCTATTAGATACGATGGATTTCAGCCGGCTCTTGGACGAGTTTGGCAACGTATGGCTGTTGGCAGCCAGAAGGATGAGGGATCTCGCACCTAAAGTCGAGGAGGATGGTAAATTAAAAACCAGATTATTATCATGGATAGAAGAAAACAAAGATTACTTTTAGACCTAGGATATAAGGCTATAAGTGACACAGTATATAGTTATGGGACGATCATAGAAGTCATAAGCGATCAAGAATTGTTTGATGAGATGAAAGTTCGTTTATCCGAGAGACACAATGTGGCTATTGCGGATGATGGAGAGATAGGATGTTCGGCTTTAGGCAAGATAAAGGACGAGAATGCGTCGTCATATTATTGGCGATCATCATTACCAGTATTAAGATCATATCATACAGATCCTAAATTTACCGCTTTCTTTGGCATATTAGACGTTTTATCAACGGTCCCGAAGAAAGATATGGTCGAGGAGGAAAAGCCTGTTGAAGAGCCTAAAAACGAGCCTAATGAGGAGATGGAGGTTGAGTATGATCTGGAGACAGAGCAACAGTATTATGCCGCTGAATGGATAAAGGATATCCCGACACCTGTGTTATATAGAATGACTGTAGCCGGCAAACGTGTGTATTATGAGATGGATGTTGATGGGTATCCTATCATATACGATGGAGCCACTAACAATATCGCCAATGGGTATTGTGATACGTCCGGAGCCTTGGAGAAGTGGAAGAATGAGATGAGGCTCAAGGGTAAGGATCCTGATGAGTACGCTAACTACAGGGCTGATCTGGGTACTATCATGCATTATCTATTTGGGTTGTATCTGACAGGGGTTAACATAAAGCTGATCCCGACATGGATCAGGAAGGTGGTCAAGGAAGCCAAGCTAAGAATAGACAAGTATAGGATGGAGCGGATATTAGTGGATAACATTGATGAACTGATAGAGGATCTGATATCATTTGCCATATTCTGCAAGGAAAGACATGTAAAACCTGTATTGATCGAAAAGATGTTGAGGTCAAGGAGATTGAAAGTAGCTTCTTCGGTGGACGCAGTGGTGGAGATGGATGGCGAGCCGGAGATGGTGGAGATAGAGGTCGAGACAGGAGAGTTCTATAAGACGGGAGCCAAGAAAGGTCAGCCTAAGACGGAGAAAAAGAAGATAAAAAGATGTAGGAGGATATTCGCTATATTGGACTTCAAATCAAACAGGAAAGGCAATTTCTATGACGAGTATGCTTTCCAACTTGAGCTATATAGAAGAATGATACTGGAGAACTACGGAAAGATATTGGAGATAGAGGAGATATACAACTTCGCTCCGGGTGATCCTACCGCTAAGACAAGTCAATATAAGTTGAAGAGACAAACCCATAATCCTATACTTAATATGGCTACAGTTGTATATCTTCAAGGTAAGTATAAGTTTGAGAAAACCAATTATACGGTTACGTCAAGGATCGGATCTTTATATATAGAGGGTGATTTTGAGTTGAATGATTTGATAAGAAAAGAGTCGCTGAGAGATTATATATATAGAGTGATGAGCGAGAGGAGAGGATAATGGAATTCAGGGAGTTTGACAAGAGCGTACATCGGTATGAGTTGGATCATAGCAAGCCAAGGAGGAAGATGACGTGCCCGCAATGCGGCAAGGATAAGTGTTTTACGCCGTACGTGGACGTAACCACCGGTCAGATCGTTGGAGAGCAGTTTGGGGTGTGTGATCATAAAAATAAATGTGGTTACTTTAAATATCCAACAGGGAGCGAACTTGGGAACAATGATCTTTTTACCGATTCAAACAAAGTATTAAGGAGGTACAGACCTCCTATGGATCCGGATATAGCCAACTGCATTCCGGTAAGCAAGATGTTTGAGACGCTTAATCCTTTCGAGACATCCGATCTTCAGGATTATCTATCCAATATCTTCGGATCGTATCATACCAATAGGGCATTTAGCTTGTATAAGGTGGGGATGATGAGATTCGGGGACTGGGGTAAGTGCTGTGTGTTCTGGCAACTGGATAAGAATTGGGTAGTGCGGACCGGGAAGATAATGGACTACGGGCCTGACGGGAAGAGGGTAAAGGTTCCCATGGATCATGTATGTTGGGTGCATATACTGGACGGTCAGGATTACCTGCTTAGGCAATGCCTGTTCGGGGAGTTTCTTATCAACTTCTATCCCAATGACGCTCCGGTGTATATAGTAGAGTCAGAGAAGACGGCTGTTATCTGTAACATCGTGTACCCTAGTAGGTTGTTTATGGCCTGTGGCGGTATCCATATGCTGAAAAGGGAGATGATAGAGACATTGGGTAGGAGGCGGATAGTCCTGTACCCGGATAAGGGCGACGCTTTCAACGAATGGAGAAAGAAGGTAGACAAGGATATGAGGGGGATGAATATAGAGATAAGTAATTTTCTAGAATCAAAACCCAATATAAATGAGGGAATGGATATAGCGGATTATTTTATTATTAAACAAATTTACAATGGCAAAGGTAGTTAACAATTACAAGAAATTCAAGGTGCTTGAAATAACAAGACAGGAGATGATGGATAAGCTCACCAGATATGGGTGCTTAGGTATTTGCGATATGTGTAACAGACCTACGTCCGTGGGCTATTATGTAGCGGTAATCAATCAATGGATGTGCGAGGACTGTTATAATGATTTCATCAAATCGGTTGACAGGTATGAGGAGGATATGAGAATAGAGAACAGAAATTTTGATAGATTCTGCAATCTATTTAATGTTGAGATAGAAGAAAAGGTATGAAAGAACTGTCTTTAGCCCAGAAAGCTATGTTAAACGGATCCGTATGCCCGTATTGCAAGAACCCATCCACTATGATAAATACGGTGGAGGGGAAGCAAGTTGGGTGCGAGAAGTGTGGGGCTTGGATGAGATCCGATTCTACGGGTAAACCTGTAGGTAGGTTAGCCAAGCCGGATCTCCTTAGGTCTATGGATATGGTAATGACCGAGATCAATGTATTCTTAATAAAAACAGGACAGGATAGACATGATCTTTACAAAGAACTATCCGGTGAGCTTATGATACCGGAGGAGCATATATCCCCTTACAAGATGTCTTTGCCATCATTACTTAAAATCATGAGACATATCAAGGCATATAGTGATAATCGGATACAGATATATGATGGAGGGAGGGGGAATAACTGCCCTAGTCATAAGGTGATAGCGATAGGAGGTAGCGCATGCCACGGATGTCCGGAGCATCTATTCCATGTAGTGGATAAGGTAACTGACTTGGTGGTGTGTGACGCTGACATGAGTTACGGTGATTACAAAAAATAATTATTAATAAAAATTGACAGAACATGAAAGTAATTTTCATTCACAAACAGACAGGGTTTTATGTAGGAGGATCAGTGTTTAACAAGACATGTGGTTTTTACAAATGTAGGGATAAGATGATAGAAAAAGGCATAAGCGAGGATAAAGCTAATATGCTAATCGATATAATAGGTCCACACGTATGTGTGTGGGAAATAAAGGATGGAGATGATCCTTATGAGAGCATAAGAGATAGGCTCGGGGATAAAGCCTCGTATCTGGATGGAGAGGATATTATCGTAGAAAATTATGATTATGATGAGGAGGACGAAGAGGATGGGGAGATCGACTGAATATTACAGAACACATCCGGAAGCCAGAAAGAAGAAGGCTGAGACGGACAAGAAAATCAACGCCAGACCTGAGCAGAAAGCCAAGAGACGGGAATTGGGTCGCAAGAACTACAAGACCGATAAGTTGAAGGGGAAGGCTTATCGGAAGGGGAAGGACCTATGCCATACGGCTAAGGGATTAAGATATAAATCAAGATCAGCTAACAGAGGATCTAAATCCGATACGGCTGGCGATAGAAACGCAAGAGGATGAGTGAGGATAGGATATGGAGGTCATCCAAGGAGATCATCATGGATGCCTATGAGAGAATAAGAAAGTATCAGTCGGGGGAACTTCTGCCGGCTCATACCGGATATCCTTATCTGGACAAGGCTTTGCTGGGGGGGTTTTACCCCCAGCATGCGGTAGCCATAGGAGCTAGACCCGGAGTCGGCAAGTCTTATTTGGCGCAGAAGATCATGAGCAATGTGATGAATGTCAATATCAATCCACAGGCAGATGATTATGTATGGTTAAGATGTGAGTTTGAGATGAACCCAGAAGATTTGATGTTACGTTCACTATCAAAAAAAATGGGGAAAGACATACAAGATATACTCCTTAACGAGATGTCAGAAGATGAGGTAAAAGAAATGCAGAGATGCCTTAGAGAAGAGAACTCTAGCAGAATAACATACATCCCTAAACCATCAA